CATCCCAGTTACATTCAAATTTTGGTAAATTATTTTCGTCTGTCGGACGCTCTACAGTGCTTAGACCGCCAATAGCGACACCATTGCCATGTTTCGCGATATTGATTGTTCTCTCAGAAACTTGCAATGTGGTAGTTTTATTATGCTTACCACCCATCGAGTCTGTTATAGTCGCTCGAATTGTATAACTCTGATTATTTTCAAAATCACCACCGTACACACCAGTATATGTATCCTCAGTGTTGTTTGCATCAATAACGGTCTTGGCTACAGTATAGTTGTCTTTACTATTAAAAAGCTTTAATGTAACCTTATTATGTCCATCTATACTAACATAGCTTATTTTTACAGTCACCTTTGCACAAGTGCCATTTGTGTCTAATTTACCATCAGCCAAGCATCTTTGTGCCGAAATTAATTTTACTTGCGGAGTGGCATATGTATGTACTTTAATTGATGTAGAGAATGGTTCTGATTCCCTTCCTCTTGAATCTTTGACAACAACCTGGTATGTGATCGTTCCAGATTTGTTAATTACACTACTAGTCTTTGTATTACTATTACCAGTGAATTCAGATGATGTTCCTGAAATATTTGCACCTTTAAAAGTATACGAACTTATCACCGCGCTTGCTCCATCTCCGGCTTTAGCGGTAGCTACTAATTTCACTTGCGATTTGCCCTGTATGTATTGTCCATCTAGTCCAGTACCATAAAGAGATGGTGTTAAGGCAGTAACTGACGGCCTGATATTTGATGGCACCACGACATTTATAGTACGTTCTTTTTCGGCAATGTATGCCTCAGACGAAGTATACGTTAAAACCCGCACGGTCATTACTTTAAGAGTATGGTTAGGTAGCCATCCATGCGGTATAGGGTGTGAAAATGAAGTTGTTCCAGCGGCAATAAAGCTACTTGTATACTTTGCAGCTCCATCAATAAGAAGCTGAACTCTGTGTTTAAAACTACTATTAGCAGGTGAGATACTCACGTTTAAGTTGGAACCAGTATTAACAGAGCTTGGAATAGTAAAACTGGATGCACGAGGAATTGTATCCAAACCTACTGTTTTTGAGGCTGTAATGTTTGATAAATACTTTCCAGACACAGTTCCGTTAAATTCAAGATTTGCTGTAATTACTATAGATTTACTGCCATCGGTATTATGTGACACGGTCGTCGAATGTGTTGTCAACAAAGTATCAGTTAAAGAACTTGAAGTTTTATTTAACGACGTTCCAGCAAAACTCTTTTTATTACCGTTAATAGTAATATAAGAATTTGTCAACGCCTTACCACTAATGGTATAACTACGCATATACACCTTAGCTGTAACCACAGATGTATTCGAGCTAACATCAGTAGTGGATGACCATGTAACATATAAATTAAGATTGGTACCTGTACTTGAAATAAAATTTCCAGAAGCCATCGTATCTCACCTCCTTACGCAAATACTGAGAAGCTAAAGCTTCCATTGTCTTCTTTCACAAGACGTAATGAATCTAGACTAATAGAACCATCAACATGAAGATTATTTTCCACTTCAACACTTGGAGCAGTTAATTTGTTATTTGCAAGAGTCAGCAGCTTGTCTGAATTTTGATAGAATGCCAATTCCTCAGACGTGAATAAGCTTGTAAACGGACTAAAAACACCATTTGCATCTTTTGCCCCAATGCGCAATCCATCTGCATTGATCGTCACGTATTGCGCTAAATTATCCAACTGCAACTTTACGTCTTCGATATCTTTATCGTATTTTAGTGTAGGACTCCAGTCGCTTGCGTTGTATACAGTATTATCAGCCTGTGCTTGTAGCAATGTTCCTTGTAAGTAAGATCCATGGTCATCATCAGACGAAGTAATCCATAAATCTCCGACATTATATTTAGATGGTCTACTGGTGTATACTTGACTGTTTGTGCCATCATCAGGCATAACCCATGTTTGTACAATACCATCCCAAACAAACATTAAAAAACTTCCATCGTCGTTCTTTTTTATCCAAATTTGTCCATGCTTAGCGCTTTGAGGTTCGCTATCAGAGACAATAGGATCGGATGTGTCTGTAAGGCTTAATGTGGATTTAGTTAATATACCATCCTCACTCATAACTTCACACAACAATGTCACTGTAGAAGTAAAATCATGCGCAGATATCATTTGCACTTTATTTACATCGCCAATTGCTATATTCGTGCTGCCATTTTCTATAGCACTCCAGCAATAATCTAATTGTTGTGTATCATTGGTATCAATCCATGCAGTACCATCAAACTGTTTTAACTTGATAGTCAAATTTGTTTCATCTATAGCATACCAATAATCATTTACTAATGGCGATTCTGGCTCACTAGTGGATATTGGTCCATATAACGGGTCTATTTCTCCATATTGGTTGTACACCAGCGTATACATTATCCAATAATAGCGACCAGTTGCTGTATTCATGTTATTTGATATACATATAACAGAATTGTATGTGTCTCCCTTATCTTCAACTAAAATGGTATCTGTATAGGTGTTTCCTTTATACAGCATGTCACATTTAAAGTTTTTGAATTGGTTAACAAAGCTTCTTGTAACAACATACGATGATGCGGTACCATCTTGGATAAGCTCCCAATTTGTGTCGTTTTGGGCATACCACCGATAAGTCGCCTCTCCAAGTCCAATTTGTGTACTACCAACATATGCACTTGTATTTAATTCCAATGATTCTATTGTATTTGATAATATATATCCATTTGGTGCATATAATTTGAAAGTAACACTAGCATTATCTGATGTAGCAGTTGCTCCAGATGAAATTAAAGAATATGAAATTTTTTCCGTTGTTGTTTTGCCATCTGTTGTAACGGTACAAATATATGTAATAATACCGCTTGAAGACTCAGACAAAGTATTTGTTGATACGGTCAGTATTCCATTAGCAACAGTCTCGCTTGCAATTCGACTAACAGGTGGCGACGCACCATCCTGCCTCTGCCATGTAATTGAATCAACAACAGATGATGTTATATCTTTTGAATTTAAAAATACTGTAGGTTTTAATACCAAGTTTGTATCTTCCCAAGACGGCGAATATGTAATTGGGCTTTGTGTGTTGTCTTTTATTTGCACTGTTGGCAAATTTGATGCTATTGTTATTTCTAATTGTGTTGCATCTGTTAAATCTATAAATGTTTGTTGGTTTGACGTAAGTCCAATTTTCATATAAACTACTCTCCGTTCTTATGTTGTTTCAATATCGACTTCACAGTGAATTGTTGCGTTATTTTTTATATCGTCATGTGTTATTGTTATCTCCTTTTTCCCAATATGTTCGGTATTTTCATTCCAAGCGTTGTCTGCGTTAGAATCTCCTGATGAACGAATCCATTCAAATTTAGATTCAGGTATTTCACCTGTTTTATCCGTTCCTTGGTAATATACTCTACAGGTTAGGGTAGTTTTTTGATTTTTATCAGTAAATATAGTTGGTCCACTTGATGTAATAACGGTTGACCATCCTGTGGCTTGTTGAAAATCATTGGCTGTGGCAAAAGCACTCTTACCGTCAGATCCTTTGATTTCAACGGATCCATCTTTTCCAACTTTAAATGTTCCGCCCTTGCCGCCTATCTCTAGTGATCCACCTTTGATTTCAGAACCCTCAATGTAGCCACCGACAACCGCATCGGCTAATAAACCATACATTGTTTCTTGTTTGCCATTTCCTAAGTCAATATTAAACTCTCCAAATACTCCTTTGGCCGTATTCCAGTTGTCATTCGTAAACACTAATTTATTGTTGGTTAAAAGAAACTGTTCATTTTCATACGTATCATCCGATCCATCTTTTAATTTTCTTCCAAGTATTCCCTTTTCGTTCCATGTAATTGATTGCCCGGTAGACGAAGACACAGATAATGCTGCATCTTTTAATCCTTCGGATATTGCTTTATCGAGCGCAGTTGCTTTATCTGCTCCCTTTTGCCACTTACTTGAACTTGATGCAACGGTTTTACCGGCTTGTACTGCCTGTTGCAACAAATCTGCAGTTTTAGAAATCTCATCTTTCGTTGTAACAAGATCTCCAAATTGACAAGAGAAGTCAGATAAGTCTTCGAAGTTTATACTCACTTCAAGTAACCTGGCTCTTTTTACGTATCCATCTCTAATTTTAACACGAACAAAATTGCCAAGCCTGAATTGTCCTTTTAATGGAGCAAATTCTGGTATTGCCATTATGTTCGCCATAGTGATGCCAAATGATAGCTTTGGTTGAGATATTTTTTTTAGTTCCTTCTTAGCCTCTTCTAACAGATCTCTTTTAATAGACATCTGTTCTTCTTCTGATTCATATCCTGTTAATATAAAGTTCGAGTCATTATACTCGTCTTCTCTCATAAATGGAGAAAGCCTAATCAATTCTCCCTCTGTGAAATAATCTTCCATAGAAGACAGCTCAGACAGGCGGTTCATTTGTGCCAGGCATACACCCTGTGATCTACTGTATGCAATATATGGAGTTCCTCCAGTAACATACACAGCATATTCGTTCTTGTCATTAAAACTCTCTGGCAACATAAATTTTAATATACCGAATTTGCCACTATATCCGGTTACAGTGAATGTATCAATATTGAAGTAAGTAGATACCGCGCGAGTCAAACCAAGGAAATTTGCGCCATCTTGTTTATCTTCATATGTAAATTTACCGTCAAGGTCATCTGGCAAAATGTTTCGCATACTCTCAACTTCATAACCATTTTTTAAGTATGTAGCAAGCCGTTGTTTTTCTGCGAGCACTTCTTGAACTATCTGCAATTTATTATAGTTTTCAATAAAACGTGTATAATTTTCAAAATCGGCTGAGTTGTTAATGAAATTACCGTTGCCATCTTCATTAACACTATATTCTTCCCATGTCATCTTCCCGTTGCTATCTACCTTTGTACAAATCAATATACGCGCATTTTTACTGCTCGTATCAAGCCATTTGTCACCAACACTGCCACCTATGGGTTCTTTATCGCTTGCAACACATCGGAATCCTTCTTTAGACATATATCCTTCTGTTTGGGTAATAAATATCTTAGTATAGATACCTTGTTTTTCTTGTAATAACCTAATACCATAGGCTGCAACATTATCTTTGACCGTCTCATCTTTAGCGATACATAAATACGCGCCGAGGGTTCCAATAGATTTAACTTTAAAATCAAATATCTCTGCTCCTGTTTCTGCATAGCTAGACAATCCTAATTCATCTGATGTTAATTCTCCTCTAACCCATTGCCTTAATGTATATTCATCCGTATGTGATAATCCAGAACTTGCAATGGTTTTTGTGCAGTAAATCTTATAATCAGAATTTTTATAATAAGTAGTATCTTTACCGTCGATAACTATTGTTGGAGCTTTAATACATTTTACACGAATGGTTACGGAGTCATTGGCGTTATTTTCAAGAGTTAACAAGATATCGTCTGTTTTATCTATTTTAGAAATTGTTCCATTATCATCAACACCAACACGATAGAGGCCTAGTTTTTCTTTAAGAGTATTTAGTAATTCCTCTTCACTTAAGCCTGGACTTAAATAATATTTTTCTTGCAGCTCGTGAATTCGTTCAGCTGCCTTTTCAGCCTCTTCGATTGCATTTTCTCCCTCAAACATAAAACCAATTTGTAACTTCTCATAGTCTTCTATTTCACCATAAATAATTCCACCAGCATAACCTTCAAGTTCATCTGGTGACATAACGTCTCCATTTGGTAAAATAGGGGTAACATTTATAGCAATTGTTTCATCTTCATTTGAATATGTATGTGTGTACACTGTAGATGTTCCGTCACCAGCATCTGTCCATCCAACGTCAACTAATTTAGAAGACGGTATTTGTGGACGATTAAATAAATCAACATTGCCGCCCAGTTGAAGCCCTTCCATTTCTTGTATTTCACTATGTGTTAAGGAACTATATGTATTGTTATATGTACAATATAGCTTATCAAAAGGATCGCCAATCAATAAGACACGCGGTTCAACAGGAACATGGTTCATCAACTCATTATGCTCATTATATGCCGTAGACCATTGAGACATGAGATCAGTATACATGTCAGTATATCCATTAACCTCGTCCATGTACTTATTGTACTTAATAGCTAAATCACGGCCTAGCCACGTAGGATCGTTGTAAAATGACAAGTTAGTTATATAATTCTGTCCAAGGTTTACGTCTCTGATATCTACACCCTCTCCGCCTGTAACCTTCAGTTTTGTACGAATGTCATCTGTCGAATAAGACACATCAATAGACGACGCAAGGTTTTCGCGAGAAATAAATACATCAGTATCCCACAATGTCTGCACATTATTATCTGCCGTTATGCCATCCTCTTCGGTTATATAAAAATTAACTTCTCCATTTATGGAGTCCCATTCCATAGCATATTTGAATGTTTCTGCTGCAGCGTTATATAAGAAGTCATATACAGCAACGCGTTCTTCGCTGAATGTACGCTCTTGATACCAAAGCTCTTTATCAACATGTCCAATCTTCCACTCTGGTATATGACTGAAAATAATATGCAATAAACTTAAATCCGGATTGCTTGGCCAATAAAACCTAATATTTGGGTATGCCTTAATATATAAACCTTCATCATATGAAGCAAAAGAATCTGGGTCAACAATCTGTACTTCAGTGTACACATACGCCTTATTGCTTGTATATTCTTTTATATAATACCTTTCATATGGATCAAACGCAGTCGGAGCATTTTTATATGGTCTATCGATAGAATAACCAACCCCATACTGTTGCATATGGTATATATATTCTAAAGAATCATCTTCACCGGTATTTATTCTAAAATTATCAAGATATTTTGTTGCGGTCGCATACTCAAGAGAAAATGCAGTAATGGTTTTCGTATCTGATTCTGCTAAATTCTCTTTTACGTCTTGAATAACAAAATGGCCAATACCACGAATATAAATAACTCTTAAAGAATCAAGTAGCAAATAATATGGATTTAGACGCATTTTGCCATCAAGAATATCTATATATGTTTTACTAATTGTAAAAGTTGTTTCTGAGTAAGTGTTGAATTTAAAAACAGCAGAAAAATCATATGGTTGCAATTCGCCAATAATTGTTTTATCAGGCTGACATAAAAATACTTGCGGTGGAGTATAATTATCAAATAAATTAGAAGGTAAATTCATAACCTACCTCCTTATACATTTCCAACTTTAATTGGTTCAACCCATTGGAAAGTTATTGTGCAATCTCCGGCAACGGTAATGTGGTTTTCTCCGGGAACAAAATAAACCCATTCCCAGTTGAATGAGTCTCCAATTATACGCATAGGCGTTTCGGAACTTGCAATCATGCGATTATCTGCATCTATGGTAATAACCTCGTTTTCATAGCAATCAGTTACCACAGATGAGGCTGTTATATCTTGACCGTTTTCATAATAAGTATTTTTAATCTCAAATCCAGCACCGACTTTTGTTATCTTCTGCCATGCAGGAAGACCACTTTCATTTATAATACACTGATATATGTATCTATCTGTAATGCAAAGATAATAACTACCAACCATACTACCATCAAGTCCTTGATCTTCAATATTTGTTGCAAAGACTTTTATTTCGCGCTTTCCGTCATTTACTTTCACATAATATTTATCATTATATTTATATACAGTATTGTCCAGCATTTCATATGTTTCTGCCATTGGATCTTTGTTTATGGGCAAATATATAGAATCTCCAATTGTCACTTGAATTTTAGGATATAATGGTTTTTCATATACATCTGTACGGCAATTAATTACAATCTCATTGTCTTCTGCCGTAATTGTTTTTGTTAGTGTTTTTACCGGAGAGAATGCATACGGAGATATGTTTTCAAAAGTAATAATATATCCTATGATACTTCCGTTTGTGTTTTTGTACTGTTCAACGCCGACTATATTTCCAATTAGTCTATAACTAATAACTTCGCTGTCGTCTTGATATACGGTTAGTTCTTCTACCGTATTACTTCCAGTAAGCCATGAGATAATTTTTCGATTCTCATACATAGTTATTTCTCTATAATCCTGGTGTATCAGTGTGATATTCACATTCATAACGTCTGTATATCGATAACCATGTACATTTCTTCTAGATCCATCGTATAAATTGGACGATGTTGTTTCTTTGTTAAAAAATGATTCAACGTTGCCACTTTCTCCCTCGAAGGAAGCGCCGCATATTAAATCAAAGTCTGTATTGAATTTATCTCGAAATTTTATTCGATGAGGAACGATCATTTAAATCACCTTCCTTAAACTACTTCATAATAGCGTAGTAAAAGGAGGAGATTACTCTCCTCCCATTACTACAATAATCTTATGTGCTTCCTACTCTTTTCAAATTATAATTCAATTTTCTTGTAAAGTTTTCTAGTTGTTCTGTTATAATCTTCTTTACTTCGGGGATGACTTCTTTGCTACAATTATCAATATGCAACAAGCTATCAAATGTTAAATTCGTTTCTGGTTTATTAATCACATTGCTCATCAAGTTGACACCATGAACAGCGGTAGAAGTGCTATCCATATTAGGATTAAGTTTTCCCCACTCAATCAAGTTTTCAGTGATATCCGCTGGAACAACAGTAGATCCAGCCCTCATATAGGACAAAGTACCCTGTGGAGTTGCATACATAACAAGCTCGTCACCGATTTCGTCGGTGATAGCCCAGTCGTCTTTTTTGGTACCGAGGGTACCTTTGGCATAAAAGGTAACATTCTGATCCCACATTTTTCTATAGACCTTTTCTAAGTGTTCATCTCTGTATCCCTTAGATTTATAATATCTATATGCCTGGGATATAACATCTTCTTTGGCATTAGATTTTGCCTGACTCTCTGTACCATACCCCATAGCCGTAAATGTTCCTAACGCCGTTTTCAGCGATGCGGTTACAGTTTTCCATCCACCACCAGGATTATATCCTCCGCCATCACTGTCCTTACCATTGCCAATATAATTCGGAGTAGTTATGGTAAGTTCTTTTTCAATCTCTGCTCCTATATTTCTTGCCTTTGTTAGAGCATCATTTAGCTTTTGCTCAACGTGTAAATACCAATTAGTTATAGCGCTTTGAGCGTTATCCCACGGGCTCTTAAGGATGCCCTCTAAGGTACCATATTGACCTTCTTGTTTGCTCTTTGCGTCTGCTACAGCTTTTTCCAACAACTCTTTTACCTTATCAGAAAATGTAATCACAGATCCATTCTCTTTTGTAGGATTTTTCCACGGCTGATCTATATATTTCTGCAGCTCAGGAGATTCGGTAGTCAAGAAATTCTTAATCAAACCAACATATGATTCTACGTCGGTCTTAAATTTCCATGCCGCACCAGAGCCAGCACCAAAAGCACTAGACAACAAACCAGGAGCATTTTGTCCGAACAGGGTAATTACGCCACTTTCGTTAATCAAACTAAGCACACCATCATGCACAGTGTTCTTAAATATAACAGATTCGGTCGATGCATTTATCCATGGATTAATAAGGTTTTCGTTTATGGTAAAGCCTTTTTCTGTGGACAGGTTTACCAACGTATCAAGAACAACGTCAGCATTCGCCATAACGTTCTGATATGTTTGCTCAACAACCAAATCCGTTTCCTTAATAGATTCTCTAAGGTTTTCAAGATAATCCATTTTACTCTTTTCAAAAGACTCCATCTCATCGTCAAGAGCCTTTGCCTGAGAATCCATCGCGTGATTATAATAAGTATCATCTAACCCTTCTCTGGCGTCTCGCAATTCCGCTTCGAGCTTGATTCTCTCTGCTATTGTTGCAGCGTCCGTACTACCAGACATAGAAGCAATTCGTCTTTCAAGGGTGCTAATGTCCTTTGTCTGCTTCTGGATATCTTTTCTGAAGTTATAAAGATCTCTTTCGGCGTCAAGTTCTTCTTTCTTCAAATCAATTAATTCTTGATATGCCTCGATTTCTTTATTCATACCCTCTTCTATCATATCGATGCGAGCTTCATTCAAATCAATAATTGCATCTTCTGCCGCCTCGTATGCTTTGATTGCAGACCATTGTGCATCCTTAATTGCCTGTGTATTCTCGTAGTATTTGTCCTGAGAAATTTCTCCCGCATCAAGCAGTCTCTTCTGTTCCTCTAATTGTTCATTACATTCTTCTATTACCTGCTTTTGCATTTCCATCTCTTGGAATGCTAATCCTGCACGAGAGATACCTTCTGCTGTCCAGGAGCCATCTTCATATGCGACATCATCATCGGACATTAAATCTGAGATATTATTTAACTCATTGATAGAATCATCAATTCTGCCGATAAGCTGTTCGAATTTCTCAAATCTACTATCAAGAATCTTCTGTTCCCATTCAAGAACCTTGGTTTGTCCCTCATAAGTTTCGGTTTCAAGCTGAGCTACTTCAAGTAGTTTTGCATGATATTGCTCATCGTCTTCTCCTACTTCCCTCTTGAGTCGTTCTAACTCTTCATATTCCCAATTAAGCTGATTTTGATTATCTGCATTGCGAGCACGTTGTCTTGCAATCATTTCATCATATGCACTTTCTGGGACGTCAATATTGAGCGTCTCAAGTCTGCTGATGTAAGATTCGATATAACCAAGCTGGTTATCAATAAAGGAACCCTTATTGTCAAATGCCTCTCTTACCTTATCCCAGCCTTCAAGATAAAGATTCTTTAGGTCTTCGTTGAATTGAGCCAAAGCTTTGTCGTTTTCAAGAATATCCAGTTCAGTTTGATGCATATCTGCTTGCATTTTAATAGCAGCTGCATTTCTATCTTCTTCATATTGTTTTGCCTTTTCAGAGCCCTCTTCAAACGGATTTGCAGAATTCATAAATTGATCATACAGTTCTTGTTGCGCAGCTAATTTATCAACATTGTTCTGTCTGTCTTCTTGTTCTTTTGCAATAAGATCATCATACATATCAGGATGAGCCAGTTCTCCCTGTATGTCGAACAGATCCATATATCCCTCAAGGTATGACTTTGCATCGTCTATAAGTTGGCCTTTATCGTCGAACTTTTCTCCAATATTCTCAAAAGCAGTATTATATAGTTCAATGATAGACTTGCGGAACTCAATCATTCGAAGAGTAGATTCTTGGATGGCATGCTCTACTTCCCAAAGAGCGGCAGCAACTTCGTCGGTCATATCCAACTTTTTCAATGCTTCTCGCTCTTGTTCGTATAGATCAATTTTGTCTTGTTCTAGTTTTATCTGCTTCTCATAATATGACTTTGAGACACCCTCTTCTTCTGCTTCAAGCTTTTCTATTTCGTTTTCAATGTATGTTTGCTGATTATCAAGGTTTTCGATTTGACGCTCATATTTCTTTTGGAGGGCTTCTAAGGCAGCATTTTCGTCTGGGTCACCAGATGTAGAACTTCCTCCGCCATAAAGTGCTTTTGGTAAATTTGATATAGTGTGCTCATAAGCAGCAATAGCGGCTTCAATTTGTGACTGAATAGAATTATAATAACTATCTTGTTCTGCCTGAGATAAACCAAGTTCCGGGTTAGCTAAATTAGTTCTTAGCTCTGCCATTCCAGAAATATTAAATGCGTGTCTAGCATCTGCTGCGCCATACAGTGCACTTGTCAACTCATCTAGTTTATCAATTTCACCATTTTTTGCAGCATTAGAAGCATTTGTGATAATACTATCAATTTGCTTCTGAGTCATATCGAATATACGAGCTTGGGCAACATTTAATATTGCCTGTTTATTGAACTCCAATTGACCCTGCTCATTCATAAGCATGGTCAAATATTTTGGCTCAAGTGACAATAGTGACTGAAGTGTATCGACAGAGAAGTAGCCCTTTTCGTTATATTCCGTGGCAGCATCCATCAGGGCGTCATAGACGCTTTGAATATCATCAACAGCTTGTTCTGCATTTATTAACTCTATCTGGAGAGTAAGCCCCATATTATCTAGTGCCTGTTGGTATGTATCTTCCGCATCTTTTGCTTTTTTTTCTGCATCATCGACATTCACATCAACAGGAACATCAATACTTCCAACTTTCTCTTCCGCTTCTTTAACAGCCTTTTCCGCTTCTTTAACAACTTTTGGATCTACATACTGTACCTCAGTATTCCCATCTGTATAATATTCGCCATTATAGGACCAAATACTTAAACTGCCGCCGTCATTAAGCTCTGATCCTACTTCTGAAACTTTCTTAGTTTCTCCTTCTGATTTGACCTTTTCTAATTCGGATTGCGCGTTTTGCAGTGCTTCTTCTGCCTTTTCTTTTTCATACACTGCTTTTTCATGTTCACTATGCTTTTTAGCGGCTTCGGTTGCAGCTTGTTTAGCTTTTTCAGCGGTAATAGCTTTTTCGATGGCCAATCTTTCTTCATCGGATAGTGTGATGCCATACTGTTCTTCATACTGTTGCGTGTATTGTCGGATCAGCTCGTCCTGAGTTTTCCCATCTTCATTTTTATCATTAACAACGGCCTTACCAATTCCAGATATCATTGATGCTCTTTGAAGCGCATCAACATAACCCTTTGCATTAGTAACACCAAGACTTTGCAACTGGCCAATTAGAGAAAGGTAATCTTTTATATCAGTGATTGGACCTTTATCAAGACGTGCATTCATAAACGCCTCAAGCAATTCTTCTGTCGCCTTTTGAGCATCTTTGGTTGAGGAAGTACCTGTCGCCATTATATCAACATAATTATCCCATGCATCACCAAGAGATCCAAATGTATCGTACAAAGCGACCAAAGTGTCAGCAGTTACCATGCCTTCTTCTTTAAACTCACCGAAAGCATCCTTTAAAGCACCTATACCATCAGAAAGAGCACTCACAGATTGAACAACATTATATGTAGCGCCCTCAACGTCTTCTTCTGCTTCTTTCCAATCTAAATAATAATATTTAAGATCGGTAACGGTTAGGCCCATGTCGTAAAGTCGTTGTTTTGTTTCTGCAAGACTATCATCATTGAATATCTCGTGGAAATCAACCTCTTTACCAGATGCAATGGTATTTTTGATTTGCTGATCAATGTCTTTTAACTCTTGGCTTGCTTCAGCACCACCAAATATACGCTCAATAGCACTAGATTTTGCGCCGGTAGTGCCCATAGAGATGCTATACCTGCTTAACCAGTCAGCATACTCCATCATTTCCTTCTTCTGCTCTTCTGTTGCAGTTTCCCAATCCATGGCATTGTAATTTGCTTGAATCTGAGAAATGTGTTTTGCCATCTGATTATCATATGTAGTTAATGCTTCTGTTGCCTCATTATATGCTTCTGTGTCTCTATCAGCAAGAGCTTCGTCTTGAGCTTTCTTGAGCTCTTTACGAGTGGCGATCATATTGTCCATTGCTTCGCCAACGGTTTGCTCAGAATCATAGGAAGCACCTGCTATGGCCTCTCCGGTAATCTTACCAAGAGGTCCACCCAACATATTACCTATGCCTGCTCCAGCTGCTAAAGCCACCGGAGTTAAAGTACCTCCAGAGGCCGTAATAATGGCGGCAGCAACTAGTGCGCCAATTACTGTACCAGCTACTTTACCAATTTCTTCGCCGGTTTCTCCCTTTTTTTCTTGTCTTTCGGTTTTCGTTTGGTCGCTCATAAAGCTAGTATTCAGATATGCCTCATTAGCAGCTACCGCCTGGCCATTTGCTGCAGCCTGTTTGCTATCTTGAAGTGTCTTTTTAAGAGCGATTTGTGCTTCGAGTTCTGCCGTTGCAGACTTGAGCCTTGATAATTCTTCTTGTTCGACATAAGACAGAGAACCTTTACTTGTTAACTCTTCAATTCTCTCGTTAGTATCGTCTAATTCAGAGTTTAAGTTGCGGATTTCAGATTCAACGTTAGATATTTCGCTTTCGGTTTGTTCTAATTCTTCTTGTAAATCTTCGAACGTTTTTGGCTTAAAAGCATCCCAAGCATCACCAATCCAACCACCAATAATGGCGATTGATTCAAGAACTGCCGTCATAGCCATTGAGTAGGCCATCGACTTGAGTATTTCTTTGCCAAATTTCGTTACAGAACTCCAAGCAGTTTTGAATCCTGCTTTAAATTTCTGTCCAGCAGTAAGTCCAGCAGTACCAGTTGCATTTGCTTGCTTTTCGACTTTCTTTAATTCGACATCTGTGTTAATGATCTCTTGGTCTAATTGTGTGATTTGACCTTCCAATTTTTTCGTATTTGCGCTAGCATTATCAAGCTCTTTTGCAGCATTCTCATAACCAGCGGCCATTCTCGCTGCGGCAAATTCTTCCTGAGCCTGACTGTTTGTCAGTTCATCAGAAAGAGACTGTCTTGTATCTTTTAATGATTTGAGTTTCTTTTCTAAGTTGTCATATTCTTCTATTTGCGGTTCAACAGCCTTCTTGTATTTTTCATATTGTTGTTTTGATTGATCAAAGCGTTTTGCATTTTTCTTATTTGGATTCTTTTTATATTTTGCTTCTGCTGTTTTAAGCTCATCTTCCAGTGTCTTCAGATGAGACTTCATATCAGCTATGCTTTCACCAAATAGACCACCAAATAAGTCTCCATTAAAGTGCTTTTGGATTAGATAAGTGCCAATAGTGAAAATCAGAGTTTTAACTAGTCCAAGTTGGTCAACGACGTTAATAAGACCAGTGCCAACATCAACAATGATTTTTACCAAATCACTATCCAATGCATTGCTCCACATAGTCTGGACAGAGTTAGTGAATAAGTCTATACGACCTTGGATAGAATCAAGGTATTTTTCATTCTCTTCCCATGCGCTGCCTTCGGCTTCCATGGCGGATGCATATGCTTCTTCTAAGTCTTTTGTGTTGGAAAGGATCGCGGCAGCAGTGTTCGCACGGTTTTTGCCTGCAAGGATTTCCAGTAATGCAGCTTGGTCAATGTCCGATATGTCTTTCCAGACTTTGGAGATTTCGAGTAAGATGTCGTATGTACTCTTATATGCGCCAGTATCGGTTAGAATATCGACACCGGACAGGGATTTAATTTTTCCGCGAAGTTTACTTTGAGAGGTGATTGCGCCTGTAGTATCTTCTCCGGCTTCTTCTAACTCCTTAACGCTTGTACCACGTAGACGGAGCGAGATTGTACGCAGGGCACTGCCTACAGAATTTGGGTCTTGGACTACTCTGTTAGCAGCCGCTATAAGTGCTACTGCTTCTTCATAGCTGTTGTTCGCTGCCATTAATGAGCTTGCTGAATCTTGAAGCGCTGTTGCTATACCATCCGAACTGATGGCAAAATTGTTCAAAATTTCTGTTACTTTCACGATATATTTTGTATATATTTACTAAATATCGTTACTGACCATTATTAATGGCGGATAGTCATTTCTGGCTATCTCTCACATTTCACCATTAGATTATTGTGTGAGATCAGACTGTATATTAATTTCCATAAATATAGAAATGATAACTTCAATATACATATTGCTATGCACATCCTGCAGTCGTTACGGATAAATGATATTCATAAATTGTTTTCTTTATTTCTTCTGTAGAAAATGTATATGGTATGCGTAACAATGGAATGTTGTATTTTTCACAATAATTATTCTTAATAGCATCACGTTTTTGTCTGTCTTTAAATCCTTCAATGCCACCAAATAAATCTATTGGTTCAAAATGTTGTTTACCATCGTACTCTATTAAATATAATAAATTAGAATTATTAAAAACCGCAAAATCAAATCTTAATACATTTACGCTTCTACAATCACTAAATGAATATTGGGTATCAAACTCTGCATTTAATTCTTCTAATATATTAGTAATAAACCTTTCTCCCGATGATTGCAATGCACAACCGCATGATGTGATATGATCATTATTAATCCTAGCGGGCAGCGCTGAAAACACGGTTCCACATATTCCACATCTACATTTCCACAACCACTGACCTTTATCGTTCATTACGTCTTGACATAAAAACTCGATTCCATGATCAGAAATAACTCCAGCCCAATCTTTTGTATTGGCTTCTGAAGCCCTTTCTCTTTGCAAACATCCACATGATTGTGTGTGCTCTCCAATAATATCTGCCTGCCATCCAATATATTTATTTCCGCAATCACATATACATTTTACTTTTGTTGGGTGCGTATTTGGAATAGTTTCCACTATTGTAAGCCTACCATATTTATTACCAATTACATTAATTCGTTGCTTCTCTGCTCTTCTCTTAATAGCACATTCATTACACGTCATATGGCCTCTTGCTTAAATTATCTGCAATAACATCTAATTCGTTTCCGCAATTACATCTACAGTGCCATCTCACTCTTCTTTTCTTTCCGTCTTTAATAATATCTTCTCCTCGATATAAAACAGTTAAATTTTCAAACTGTTTACCAGTTAAATCTATCAACTTCATAATATCCACCTCCTTTGTTCAATCATTTTGTTGTGTATTATGAATATCAAGTCTTTCCTCGGTCTTGACTGTCTCCAGCCTTTAACCGATATAGTTATCTACGGGCAACTAATTTACCCACTTCGTTTAGCACATCGACCACATTCATACTTTGGCTAGCAGTATAACCAAATGCCTGTAATGTACTGGTCAATGCGCTCGTTGCTTCTTCAATACTCTGAAATTCTGATACGTTAAGCAATACGGAAGTACTCTCGGCTAACTGGTGTGCCTCTTCCATTGAATATCCGAGTCTCGACCAGTCTGCTGTTGAGGATACAATTTCTTTTATCGTACTACCAACCTTACTAGCAGTCTTGCTTGCAGTATCTAAGAATCTATCATAAGACTCCTCTGTCTCATCGGTTACCTTGCGTAATTCTGTCAATGCAGAGTCTATCTCTCTAATATACTGAACACCACGTCTTAATTCTCCCCAAATTCTATAAATGGACGTAATGCTTGTAGTATATTGTAGAATAGATTTCATCTTTGCCTTCATACTCTGCATAAAGCCAGCAAGTCCAGTCAAAGATTCGCGCTCTTGCTTCTGATACGCATACAAAGCATGAGTTGCATCATTATATTGAACGACCATATCCGCAACAGCGTGCTTGCTTGTGCGGAACGTATAAGTCATCCTCTGGTTTACAGCATCAAACTTAACACCCTCAATATTGGCCTGATGTAAAGTGTTTTCAACAAAATCACGCATCTTGGCCTGCAGATTTCCAACTTCTTGTGCCGTTACACCAGTAGTATCGCCAAGATTTCTTTCTTCTCCGGTTTTTCTATCTTTATATGACCCAGATTGTTCAACTAAGTCCTTAAGTTTTTCTGCCTGTGTAACAGAAGACAAAAATCTCTTACCAAGCGTCTGTACCTGTGCAGCCTGTTGCTGAATTTGCTGTTGAATTTCAGGATTATTAATTTGATTGTTTTTTACATATCTTTCATAATCCGCATTTAGCTGTTGATAAGCAGCGATATATCCTGTTAAAATTTCAGGATTATCGGTTGCCGTCAAATCAAATCCAAGTCCACCGGCTTGTGCTGTGCCGAAAATCTTGTTATACTGATTTTCAACTTGCTTTTTAGTTCCGGTTCCAACCATCCAACCTTTATTTTTGTTGATGGTCTTCTTGGCAAGTTCACCATACCTTAACGCCTCTTGACGCAACTCATACAGCTTTTCTTTTGCAGTATCAAATGTTTCGTGCCCATTCTTAATACCATCAACCAAGAATCGAATACCATCTTTGGC